CTGTGCCCAGCTGACGTTGAAGCTCGGCTTTGTGCCTTTCCCTCCGAGGCCCCACGGCGCTTTGCCGCCGCTGACGGAAATCTTCGGAATGCTAAAATGAAGGATCCTCCCAAAGTTGATCGGGAACAGTCCCTTTATCTTGCTTACGATGCCCGAAAGCGTCGCCTTCGCCTTGCTGATCGGCTCGGTTATCTTGCTCTTGATCGAGTTGAAGGCTGTGCCGACCGATGTCTTCAAGGCGTTGAACCTTGAGACGACGCCTGTCTTGATGCTGTTCGCAAGCGAGAGGACCTTCGTCTTCGCGTTCTGCACAGTGCTCGTTATGCTCGTCTTGATCTGATTCCATTTTGCTTTCGCCCCGCTGGAGATGTTCGTCCAGACCGCGAGGAGCTTCGCCTTGATTGCAGACCAGTTCTTAACGAGAAGCACGCCGATCGCTATGACGCCCGCTATGGCAGCAACGACAAGCCCGATCGGACTGATTAGCATACCCAGGAACGGAATCAGCGAGCCGATGCTTCCGAGGATCGTTCCGATCGCCGTTATTACTCCACCGATAAGTATGAGAAGCGGGCCACCGACTGTCAGCAGCGCTGTGATGCCGACGAGGATCTTCGCTATGACAGGATGCCCTTCGAGGAAGCCCACGAGCGACTCGATCTTCGGCACGATGTTCGCCGCGATCCAGTTCGCAAGCTGGCCGAGCGCAGGAAGAAGCGCATGACCTATACGCTCTCCGATGTCGCCCAGGGTGTTCTTGAGCTGAACCATTTTGCCCTCATCTGTTGCGGCGAAGGCTTTGTTCATCTGTCCGACGTTCTGATCGACGACCTTCGCGAGCATGGCAGCCTTTTCTTCCTCGGTGCCGTACTTTAAGACCTTCTCCTGCCCTTCGGTGAAAGTGATGCCCGCTTTCTTCAGTGCTCCTGTCTGTCCTGTCATGACCTTGCCGAACAGTTTGGCGACGTTTGTCGCGTCGTCTGCCGTTGCGTCGTAGCCTTTCATCTGGACAAGTAAGTTAGTCATGCTCGGAAGCAGCTTATTGACCGTTGCCGGGGTTTTGGCATAGGTGGCAAGCATTTGCGCTCCGCTCAGGGTAACTTCATCGCCTATGACGCCCTGCTTCTGGATTGCGCTTGCGAGGTCCATAGTGCTCTTGGCCGCCTTCTTGTTGACGCCCATTCTCGACTTGTAAACCTCGACGAGCTTGCGCTCTGCGCTCTCCTGCGTGCGGTTGAGGTCGAGCAGTTTCTTGCCTGCGAGGACCATTGCAGCGCCGCCTACCGAGGCATACATCCCAGCCTGTCTGAAGCCTGCGCCGATTGTCTTGAGCTTACCGCCGAGAGCTGCAAGGTTCGCATAGCGTACCGAGTTAAGCTGCGCCTTGAAGGTCTTCAGCTTGCTTTCGGCTTCGATGATGTTTCTTCTGACGTTCATGAACTCTGAAGAGGTCTTTGAAATACCCTGAGCCTTGAGCTGCTGCTCGATCGCCTTGAACTGCTTCAGCTCGTTCTCTGTTCCGTCGACCTTTTGCTTTAAAAGCGTGAACTTCTGTCTCATCAGCTCGACGCTGTTCGGATTGAACCTTAAAGCCTTGTTGACCGCTCTGAGGTCGGAGTCGACACCTTTCGACTCCTTTCTGATGTCCCTCATCGCTTTGTCCAACTTGGTGGTGTCGCCTCTGAACTCTATTGTGATGCCCTTGATTGCGCCTGCCATTGTTATCTCCTATCCGAGGAATGCGTCCCAGTCTGCCTGCGTGGCTTTCCGTTTCTTCTTCCTCGTCTTTGTCTTCTTTTTCTTTCCGCTCGGATCTTCTTCGGGCTCGTTGACTCTGTTCCACTCGATGCAGTAGTCGACGAGCTGACCGAGCTCCATTTCTTTTACGGCTTCCAGACTCAGCCCTCTTGAGGGTGCTCCGATGGTGATGATGTCGAGATCGAGAGGGCTCTCGTCTTCGTCTTCATCATGTCCTTCAGCCACGTCAAGTTTTTTGACGTCACCATTGCGGCAGGAAGCGCCTCAAGTATCTCGGGAATGACGATGTCGAAGCTGATGTCGATGTCGTTGATCCAGTCATCGACGGGCGGCGTCGTCTTGTCTGCGTTATGGACGAGCGCCCAGAGGATGTTTGTTACCGTTGTCAGCTCTAGTCCGTAAAGAGGACCGAGAGCGTCAATCATCGCGCCGTCACGAACGGCTGCGGCGAGGCTCTTCAGTGAGAGCGTCCCGCTTTCGTCCGCTTCTTCTCCGATAATGGCTACCGCCTGACCGATGCCCTGCAGCGCAGGTAAAAGGTCGGGCAGAATGTCATGCCCGAAAGCCGACTTGTAATCATAAAGCCAGCCGTTGCCCGTATTGATGGTCACCGACTGGCTTTCATTGATGTTGATCTTTTTTATCATGGTGCTGGTCTCCTTTCATGCTGCGAGGTAGTCTCTAGGGCGCGAGCGCCGGCACGGGCGGAGTCGTGAACATGGCGCTGTAGCCAGTGTCGCCCGGCAGATAGCTTACCATTGTAAGGCCTGTGCCGTTATCGCCTGTGACTGTGATGTCGCAAGTCTCCGTTGCGGGCTCTTTGCTGTCCTCGATAGTCGCAAACTCTCTGTTGATCTGTCCAAGGCTTACGTTGTAGAGGATTACCCTTCTCGACTGAGCGTCGCCCTCTGTCTGGAACATGATGTATACGTTCGGTCTTGTAGCGCCTTTGACTGCGCCGAAGCCGCCGCCTGCTGTTTCCACGTACCCGAAGAACTGGTTCTTAGCCTCTCTGTCAAACTTGGCCACCTCTATCTCGCCTGTGAAACCGTTGTCGGAAAAACCGCTCCAGTATTTCACGTTGTCGGCGTAGAAGTCGTTGCTGTCACCGTCGGGCTCAATCGAGAGCGAGACAGCGCCCTTCTGATGGTACGGAGTGCCAAGCGTGACTGTTCCGTTCGTGTCTGTAAAAGTTCCGATGTAAAGGTTGGATATACCGAATTCAACCTTGTTCGTATCAGTTCCTGATGCCATCGTTTACTCCTTTCTAGTTCAAATAATAGTAGATGAGGAAGACCTCTTCGTCCTCGAGATAGATGTCTTCACTCTTCTGAAAGAGGAAGCCGTTAGAGATAAGGCTCTCTTCGATGGCTTCCTCGTTTGCTTCGTTCTTCCTTTTGAAGTAGTATTCGACCTGATAGCTGTTCTCGTGCCAGTAGCGGGTATCGTCAGCTTTAAACTGGTTCTGCCCTGCTCCGATGTACACAATGTACGGCGGAGTCTGTGGCTTCGAGAAGTGTGAATAAGCGCACGGCAGACCCGTGCTTCTTAATGCTTCATAGATGCTCATGTGATTTTCTCCAGTTCTTCGCGGGCGTATTCTTCAAAGTCCGCGATTCCTTTCTGCTCGGCGGGTGCAATGTGCTTTATCGCCCTCGTGCGTCCGTAAGTGCCGACACCGTTCTTTATGACGTGACCGTTTTCAAGAAGGTGCGTCAGCCGATAGTGGTCTTTGTTGTAGACTGTGACAGAGGTCAGCCTGCCGCCGGATCTGCTCGTCCTGGTGGTCCAACTGCTCGCATATGCGCCTGTCTTTCTTGGCGAAGTGCTCTTCAACTCTTTTGCCGTTTCCCTGCCGGTCTTTTTGACCGCTTTCTCGACTGCTTCACGTGCCTGATGCCCGTACTGTTCGACGATTCTCGTGATGTCGTCCGAGATTGTGAAGCCGTTACTCATGGCTCACACGCTCCTCGCAAATCAGCGAGATGCCGTCCCTCTGTGCGGACCAGTCAACACGAACGACGGTGTAATTGCGCCCCTCGTATTCGAGAAGCGTCTCGCCCGAATAGTCTTCCTTGTTGGCGATAAAGAGCGTCAGAGAGGGTTTTAAGCCGCTTTGCGCAGCGTTGTAAAACTCCGCCTGGTACACTCCTCTCGGCTGAACGTAGACTTCGGTGCTTATGCGTTCGATGGTCTCGTTGCCGTACTCGTCATAGGTCTTTACTCCGTCCCTAAAAAGCGTTGCTATTGCGTCATACATCGCTCTCACCGTCCTCAGATGCCGAATCCCAGACTGTATAGCCTGTTGCGGTCATGAGCTGAGCCTTCTG